ATTCATGGCTCACGATCTCCGGGTACTTGTTCGTTTCGTCCACCGTGATGCTCACGGGGCGCGGCAGCTTCCACGCCAGCGGCAGCGCTTCCTCGACCGTGCGCGGCACATCACCCGCACCGGCGCGCGCCTGCCACCAGCACAGGGCCTTGGCGTGAATCGAGCCGGCGTGTTGCAGGCAGACGAACTCGTTGAAACGCCACATGCCGCACTGGTAGGTCACGCGCAGGCACGGCAGCCCGCTCGCCTTCGCGATGTGCCGCGCATAGGCCACCGAGTGCACGGCGTGCTGGTTGACGACGCGCGCGCGCTCGGTCGACAGCACCGGGGCATCGACCGGCCGGTCGCTGTGCGCCGGATCCGTGCCGCCGAACTGGTAGCCGCACTCGGGGCAGGTCCGTGTGCCGAACGGAAGGAGCGCGCTGCAGCCGGGGCATTCCTTGGCCTTGGCCGTCTCGACCGCAGCGGCCTTCTTGCCCCGCGCAGGCCGAACGCGAATAGCGTCCACCGGCCCGTGCTCGAGCATGTTGCCGGCGTAGTCCAGCACCAGGCAGTCGGCTTTGCCGGGCGCGAGGCGAAAGCCGCGGCCCACCTGCTGGTAGTACAGGCCCGGGCTCTTGGTCGGGCGCAGCATGGCGACGCAGTCGATGTGCGGCGCGTCGAAACCCTCGGACAGCACGTTGACGTTGACCATGGCGCGGAAGGCGCCGGCCTGAAACTGGCGGATCAACGCCGCCCGCTCGCCCTTGGGCGTCTCGCCGGACACCAGCGCCGCGGTGATGCCGCGCGCCGCCAACGCGTCCCGCACGGCCTCGGCGTGCTTCACGTTCACGCAGAACACGATCCACGCGGTGCGATCGCTGGCGCGCGCGACCAGGTCGTCGCACGTCCGCTCGACCAGTCCGTCGGCCAGCATGGCCGTAGCGAGCTCGCCCTCGACGTACTCCCCACCGCGGACATGCACGCCGTCAAGAGAGGGTCGCTCGCCAGCCTTGGACACTAGCGGACTCAAAAAGCCGTCCGCAATCAGGTCGGGGATGCGCGCCTCGTAGGCGACCTCGGTCAGGATGTGTTCCGGACCGCACACCGGCACGGCCTGCCCCTGCAGGCGGTAGGGCGTGGCGGTCAGCCCGACCACGCGCAGGCTCGGATTCGCGCGCCGGCAGTCGTCGATGAACTGGCGATAGAGACCCTCGCTGCGCAGCGGAATACGGTGCGCCTCGTCGACCAGGAGCAGATCGAACTTGCCAAGGTCGTGCGCACGCTTGGCCACCGACTGGATCTGGCAGAACAGGATCTTGTCGAACCGATCGCGCCGGCTCAGGCCCGCCGCATAGATACCCATCGGCGCCTCGGGCCAGAACGCGCGCAGCTTGGCGCTGTTCTGCTCGACCAGCTCCTGGACGTGGGCGACGATGCCGACGCGGCCTTGCCACTGCTGGACCGCCTCGGACGCGATGGCGGCCATCAGCGGCGACTTGCCGGCCCCGGTCGGCAGCACCAGAGCAGGGTTGCCGTCGCGGTGGCGAAGGTAGTCCCAGCAGGCCGCCAGGGCGTCGGATTGGTAGGGGCGGAGCTTCATCACGCCGCCCTCTTTCCCGAATACACGCGGTGCTTGTGCGCGCGGCTTCCTTGGATGCGGCGCTCTTTCATCGCCTCCATCAGGTCGGCCTCGATCATTCCCTGCAGTGCGAATCGGCCTTCCCGGGGGCGGTAGACGCCGACCAGCTCGTCGGGAATGGCGTAATCGGCCCGCTCGACCGTCACGGAGCCGTCCGGCGCCAGGCACACGGCGCGCGGCGAGGCTGCCTCGGCAATGCGCTCGGCGGCGCGGTCGGCGGCGGCGCTCACGGTGATAAGGCCGATACGGCCGCAGGCGTGCGCGGTCATGCCGCTTTCTCCATCGGAACAATCCGCCCGCCGAACGCATCGCGAAGCGTGCGTGTCGCCTCATCGCGCAGCAGGTCAGGCGTGGACGCCGCGAGCTCCCCGCTCTCAAAGCTGCCCGGCCCGCGCGGGCCGTTGCGGAACACGAAGCCGTCTGCGGCCTTGTACTCGACCCAGCCCTCAGCCTCGGACGCGTCGACCGCCTCGCCCCAGCGCTTGAGCAGGGTCGGGATATACAGATGGCGGTCGCACCCCGTGCGCTGGGCATCCAGGGGAATGTCCGAGCCCCACTTCGCGCACGTCCAGCGGCCATCGCCCTCGCGCTCGGGCGTGGCATGCAGGCACGTGCGGCAACTGACCGCCGGCAGCTTCGCCGTATGACACACGGTAGACGCCGGGCAAAACTTGCATTTGAAGAATGCGGGGTCGGCGCTGATGCCCGCCGGCGGCTCCTGGGCGAACACCACGCGCTCGGCCTTGGCCTCCAGCGCATCGGCAAACGTCGCGTCCAGGTGCACACGCTCGGCGTACAGCTCGTCGGTGTCCTTGTTCACGGCCAGGTACAGCGCGCGGTCGAGCTGCGACCAGCGCATGTAGAGCGTCATCTGGGCGTAATGCTCGGGCTTGGCCTTGGCGACGCCGTCCTTTTGCAGCAGCGCGAAGCTCTTGGCGTTGTGCGTCTTGCACTCCAGGACGTGGTACGCCTTGGGTGCTTCCGGCACGCCCTTGACCACGCCATCCAGGCCGCCGCCCACATGGCCGCCGCAGGACTTGAAGCGGAACTGCTCGCCGGTGGCCGGGTCGATGTCGTAGACCTCGCAGCCGATGGCGCGCAGCTCCTGCACGAACACCGCTTCCTCGCGCTGGCCGCGTTCGAACAGGCGCAGCATGCGGCCGTCGAAGCTCTCGCCGCCGTAGGCCCAGCGGAAGCCATACCACAGCGCCCGCTCGCACTCCTTGCCGATCACGCTGCCGCCAAGGTAGGCGCGGGGCGGCGTCAGCTTGCCGGCGTGCCAGGCGTAGATGGCGGCGACCGTTTGGGATTGCGGCTTGTCTGGTAGCAGTGCCATGTGCGGGTGCTCGTGTCGGTAAGAAGTGCCGCGGATAAGCCGCCGGCTCGGCCCAGGAGTCGCGCTTCCGTGCGCTGGTGCCTGGCTCACGCTGGGAAGATCAAGCCGCGCGCTGCCAGGGCGGCGTGGAGTCGGTCGGGCTGTTCTGCTGCGCCGGGCCACTGCTCTGCGCCGGCGTGTTGCCGCTGGCCTTGTAGGCCTTGATCTCGTTGCTGTCGGCGTAGCCATCGCGGCGCGAGACCTCGACGCGGATCACCATCGGCTTGTAGTGCAGCTCCTGCGTGTCGCGGATCTGCAGCTTGCCGACGGCGCGGCAGATGGACGACAGGTCGCGCTGGGCGATCTCGACGGCCTTGGGGCTCGGGTTGTCCAGGTTGAGCCGCGCCCAGACGCGCCGCCCCTTGCAGTCGCCCTCCATGATCTCGAACGTCAGCTCGGCATACTGGCCGTCGTTCTTCTTGGTGGGCTTCATGTCGCTGTCGACGATCTGCGCCAGGTACTCGCCGGCCGGGAGCGCCGAGAAGTCCTCACGGGGGGCGACGGTGGTCGCGTCGAAACTGCCGATGTTTGCCATGTGCGTGTGCCTCGTTCGTTGGTGGTGGTGCGTGGTTAAGCCGCCTGCGCGGCCGGGTTCATGGCGCCCATCAGGGCGTCCCACGAAAGGTCGATGGAGTCCGGCAGGCCGTAGCGGTTGCCGGCGATGAAGCTGGGCTTGGCGTTCAGGTGCAGCACGCGCCGGCCGGTGCCGACACCGCGTGCGCGGGTGGCGAAGCCCGTGGATTCCTTCTTGATCGCCACTTCCTCCTGGGCGAAGCCGATGATGTCGGCCCACTCGACAGCCAGGCCCAGCGGGCCCTTCTGCAACTTGAGCTCGTAGCGGTCGAACGCCTCGACGTCCGGCGCTTCGAAGCGCTTCACGGCGCTGTGGGCGATCAGCACGATGGCCTTGCCGTGGCGGGTGCGCAGGTCGTTCAGCGCATCGAAGAACAGGCGCCAGTCGGCGTTGGCTTCGATGTAGCCCTTGCCGTAGCCGGGCTGCTCGATCGACTTCCAGCCGTTGCGCTTGCAGGCGTGCTCCCACACCAGCGGTTCCATCCAGTCCAGGGAATCGACCACGGCGGTACCGAAGTCGCTCGCCTTGATGGCGTCGATCGCCTGCATCACCTGATCGAAGCTGGTCAGCAGCGGAAAGGCATCGGTCTCGATGCCTGACAGGCCATCTTCGAGCGGGAGGAACACCGGCTTGTAGGCGCCGGCGGCAAAGGTGGTCTTGCCAACCTTCTGCGGGCCGTGGATCACGACGCGCGGCGGAAGGCTGTTGCGCGTGGTGCGCGAAATCGATGCGAGGGAAATGCTCATGCGTTGGGCTCCTTAGCCAGTTCTGTCATCAGGCGATCGGCGTACGCGACCGCCACTTCGGGCACTTCGTCGAGATCCGCGGCGCCGCCAGCCAACATCCCCTGCATGGCGGCGATGGCTGCCATCTCGCGCTTCGTCAGGCCCGGCGAATTGACCGGGTGCTCGACGATCGTCATCGGGTAGGCGGAGCGGCTGCCGAGTTCGCGGGCGTCCATGTCAGGCGGCCTGCTGCAGTTGCGCGACCGGCTCGACTTTCACGCTCGGCTTTGCCGGCTTGGCCGTGATGGCCTGGGCGAGCAGGGCATAGGCCTCCGGCTCGTTGCTCTGCAAGTAGCGCAGCCCCGGCAACTGCAGCGCCGGCTTGTAGGTCACGGCCTGCTCGAACAGGGCCGGCGGCACCTGGTCCTTGATGGCGGCCAGGGCGGCGGCATCCAGCGTGCGGTTCACGCCGTAGGTGATCGACACCTTGTAGCTCTCGCCGCTCAGCATGACGCTTCCCTCGTCCTTGGTCGGCAGCAGCGCGATCAATGCCTGCTCGGCTTCGATGCGCGCCTCGGTGGCGCGCTGCTC